GATCCATCTGGTTTTTCTAAAACATAATGGGGATTTGATTTACTACCACTTTTAGAAATCATATATGATTCTTCTGTAGCTTCATTTGCTTTAGCCTCTTCAGATAAGAATTGATTAAATTTATTAAAAGGATCAATTGCAGGTTTAGATACTAAACCCCCTATTCTATTTTCAGAAATGATTCCTTTCTGCTTTAAAATTTGAGTAGTAACTCCATAACCAAAGTGGTTAAGAATTAAATCAGGAAAAAGTCCTTTAGCAGACTTTAAAAACACTTCTTTGTGTCCTTTACCTTCATTAATCAAATTGTATTGTTCTTGTAAAGTTTTCATTCTTTTATGTTTAATAGGGTTTTTATATCATCAAGAGAATCTTTTATCATATCAGTTCCGTATAAAATAGAGTATTTTGGAGTTTTTTTATAATATTTTAAAGTTTCTTTTTTAGCTTCTCTTAATGCTTTTTGTATTTGTTTTAACTCTTTATTTATTTCATCAAAGGCCAAAATTCTTTTTTCTATAAATTCTTGTTTACCTTTATCAGAAGTAATAGAATCTAAATATTGTTGAAGTGTATCAGATATAATTTGGTCTTCCATGATAAATATTTAACCTTTCCAAAGGTATTTAGTATCAATAGCTTTAGATTTTGCTGCTAATTTTTTACTATTAACAGGTTTAAAACCAAAAGCTTTAACATAATAGTTATCTTTTACACCTGTAGCGCCTGCTTTAGGTCCTTTACCTAATGAAGCACCTGGGTTAGCTTCGCCTAATTTTTTCATTTTAGGGGCAGGTTTAAACCCATATTGAGTAAAGTGTTGAGCACCTTGACCAGATTGATATGAAGCAGCATTAGCCCCACCTCCAGTAGTGTTCATTTCCTTAATTTTTTTAGCCTTAAGGATTTCTTTAATTTTATTCTTTAGATCCTTCATTTGCTAATTTAATTTCTTCTATTAATTCAGCATATTGAAGTAAGTTTACAATATGTCCATTATCAATAGAAACATTTTTGTTAATCTCAACAATTAATGGAACTACTTCTGAGAGTTTAATAGAAATTACTTTGTCTGTAACTTCTTGAGAAAGTTTATTTAACTCTTTTTTAAACTCCTGGATTTTATTATTGTAGAATGTTTTTAATTTGGGAGTAGAATCTACAGAAGTTATAAATTCTTTTAAGATTTCTTTTTGGCTAGGGTGGAAATTAGAATATTTACCATTGAATTTTTCTAAAAGAATTTTATAAGTAAGAAGTCTTATATCTTTATCGTATGATTGAAATTCTTGAGTAATATCTGATTTAACCTGATCCCCAACTTTTCCAGACGAAAGATACTCAAGTAAAGTAACTTTATTTGATATTAATTGTTCGGGGTTAGTAAAATCTGGGTTAATATTAATTTCAATCAAATTATAAAATGCAGCGTAGGCTTTATAATTAGGAAGTTTAGTTTTAAAAAATTCTTCTAAATTATAATGCTTTTTTATCTCATTGATAAGATTATATTTTTCTCTTCTTAAAATGCCTCTATTCAATTTTTGAGAGGATTCAAGTAAAGTCTGGACTAATAGATTAGCTCTAGATTCGTGTAACTGAGTGTTTTTGTTTAGGGATTCGTATAATTTAAGTTCCTTTCCTAATTCACTTTTAGTAAAATATTTTTTAATAATATTCAAAGCAGGAGATTGCCCTCCATTTAAAGTATCTGCAGTAATTTGGCGTACCAAAAGTTCAAAAAGGATACCAGTATTTTTATATTTTGAATGTTTAATGTTCATTCCCTAGAATTTATTATAAATATATCAAGATTTGTTATTCGTTTAAAAGTTGGGATTCATCTAAAAGTGATTCTTGATCATTTTTAAATGCCAATTTTTTTCCAGCAAGACCTTCTAACAAAGTTTTATTTTTACTATAAGTCTTTGTAGTTAATTCTAATGCTAAAGGAGAACCTCCTTTATACTGTGGGCGGATAGAATCTGATTCGTTTTTATCCACTTTCATTCCTATAGAACCAATTCGGTCTTTACCAAAAGCATTGTCTTGAGTATTTCTATCTGAAGCTTTTTCTTCGGGTCTTCCTAAGGGTGCTTTTTCATCGTATCCATCAGGTACTGAATTAGCCTCATATCTTCCTTTACCATATAAAGAAGCTAAGTCGTGTGGAGTACCATAGGATTTACCTGTTTCTAATGGATCATTTCCTTCATCAGATAATTGTTGCATTCTGAAGGAACGTTTTTGGTCTTCCATTAATAGATCTCTGTATTCATCGTACTGATCTTCACTGAAATGGAAGACATTATCATAAATCCAATCAGTAGGAAGGAGTTTAGTGTTAATGATATCAGTAGCTAAAGTTACTTTTTCTCTAAGAAGTGCTATTCTTTCCTGGTCGTATATAATTGAAGGAGTGGTTAGGTTTAACTCAAAATTAGTTAACTGTTCTCCATCGTATCCTTGTGTATATAAGTGAATTAAAGCAATTTTAGTTAACTCCGATAATACAATCTTTTGGATGCGTTCAATTGTGCGAGCAAAACGAATATCTTCAGCTGCTAGAGTTGCTTTACCAGTCAAATCTTTTTCATAACCCATAAACGCTTTAGGCACTTTAAGGGCAGCAAACAATTTGTCTCTTAGATAAGCTACGTCTTCAATACCGTTGTATTCTAGACCTTTTGTAGTATCAATTTTGGTTGCAGTATCATTACCTCTTACTGGGATGTAGAAATCCTCAAGGATGTTCTGCATGTTATATTTTTGGTTGTATTCACCTGTTTTTTCATCCATCAACGGAGTTTTCTTCATCGTGTTGATAGTTTTTTGCATAAATGCATCAACATCCTGAGGTGGAATATTACCTACGTTAATATAGAAAATACGTTTTTCTGGGGCGCGGGCAATTCTGTGGATAAGCATCGCGTCTTCCATCAACACGTATTGTTTAAACAAACGACGAGCAGGCTCTAGATATGAACGACCATAAGGAAGATAGTTTACATCTGTAATTAATCTAAAGTGGGCAACTTCATAATTATCAAATACAATTTGATTGTCTGTAGGTTTAGTGTTAGGTGTTGAATAATAACCTGATCCCCCTGTGTAATATCCATCAGGAGAATAAAGGAATTCTACTTTAGATGGATGTTTCATATCAAAGTTTTCGCGTCTTTGAATATGGTAAGCTGTGTAAGGGATTACATTATAAATGCCAAATTTTTCTGCGATTTCTAACTTTAAGAAAAAATCACCGTATTTACACATTTGGCGAATCCAAGACCATAAGTTAAATTCTATGTTTAAAACATCATAGAATAAATTATAGAGGATTTTTTGGATATCATCATCACTACTTCTGATTTGAAGTACTTCACCTTGATCATTTTTAAGAGTACATTCATCAGATATAATATCGAGTGCAGATGCTACAATCGCATCTGTGTCCATTGTATCATAGTCATTATATAGATAAGTTCTAAGATACTGATATTGTAGGTTGAATTGCTGACCTAAAAGAGAGGTAGCAGCCGGGTTTTGGTAGATTTTACCAAATTTATCAACTAAAGAGTTAGTTTGAAATTCTCCTGTGGTTTGTATTCTATCAGGATCAATAACTTTTAACTGACCCTCTCCTTCACTTCTAATGATTACATCAGTTGAGAAGAGTCTTTTTAATCTACTAAATATATCTGTTTGGGCCATAGTGTAATGTTATTGTAATAAATATCAAAGTAACCATTTAAGATCCTCTGCTTGTCCGTTTATCATTTGAGTATAAGGATTTTTTGCTCCTAAAGGGTTATATACTCCTACGCTTGAATCACCTTTTCTCATATTATTTAAAGCTGCTCGAGTCATATCTAAACCTTGTTGCTGGAATTTGAGGGAAGTGTCTCTTAAATACATTCCGGTACCAAATGACATTACTAAATCATCATTATATCCGGTTTGGGCTTCAGGTCGACCATTTTTCCAAACAAATACTTTCATTTCTTCAAGTAAACGTTTTGAACGTATAGTTACACTTTTATCGCCTACAAATTCTCTAAACTTATTCACAATTAAAGGTCGAGTTCTTAATGACATAGTAAAACCAGGAACTAGATTTGAATCTCCTTCCCATGTTTTAAGATACGACTCAGCTGTTAGGGAGTCACTTTTAGGTGAATGATATAAATTTCTATACCCTCTTTCTCTAACAGCATCTAAAGTTGCCCAACCTATAGAAGCATTTTCTACTACTAAAAGTGCGTTATTATATTCAGAAGCTACTCCTACTAAAAAGTATCCAAATTCTTTAGGTGGAAGTTGCCCCTTATATTCAGCAACTTGTGTATTAGTTTCAATATCAATTACGTGGAATGCTGAACTGTCTTTACCATCACCTCGAGCTACGTCTGCTACAACCATATAGTCTCTACTATAATCGGCGGGTTCCCAAACCCAATAATTTTGGTCTGCTCCTCTTCGTTCTAAAGGATCTTTAATTGTGGTTTGAGCTACAAATTCTATCCATTCAGGGTAGAATACTACATCACCTGATGTACTAAAGTCACAATCACATTCTTGAGCAGCTATTCTAGGATCACCTAAAAGTTCATCTTGTCGTTTTCTCCAAGCTTCATCTCGTTCAGGGTGAACGTACCAAGGTAATTTAATAGGAAGGAAATCATTATCAGCAGCTTCAGCTTTAACCCAGGTTTGGTGGAACCAGTTACCTGTACCATAAGGAGTAGATAATACAATAGCACCACCACCCGTTGCTAGGGTTTGTTGTGCTGAAGCCCAGATTTCTCCAATTCCTTCAATAAACGCGGCCTCATCCACTATTAGTAGAGATACTGCTTCTGATCGACCAGCATCACTACTTGCTGAGGTGGCTTTAATTTGCGAGCCATTAGTTAATCTTAAGGTTAACTTGTTGTTTTCATCGGCCCCAATTTTTAACCAGGAAGGTAAGTTATCAAACATAAACTTAACCTTCGTTACCATGTTTTTAGCTGTTTCTTGTTTTGTAGCTATACAAAGTATATTTTTATCTTCATGGAATAACATTAACCATAAAGAATAACCAGCAGCTAAAGTTGATATACCTAACTGGCGAGATTTAAGTACAATTGAGTATGGATTATCTCTCCAAAGAGTTAATACTTTACCTTGGAAAGGGTATAAATTGAATTGGACTCTACCTCTTTGGGGGTGTTGAATATAGCAATATTTACGCATAAAGTGTGCTGGGTCAGTAGCACACTTAACAAATTCTTGCTGGATTATTTGTCTTAGATCTTCACTCATAGGGTTATAGGAGAAGAAAGATAGCTACTACAGCTAAGCTACCACCAGCTCCTATACCTATCCCATTCCAAAATTTAGCTCCTTTTTCTTTTTTAAGAGCTTTAATTTCGTCTTCTTTTAATTTGATTTGTAAATCTTTTTCTTTAACTACACCTTGACAATCGCTTAAACGACCCGCAGTATTTTCATGTTCTTTTTCTCTAATTGAAATAAGTTTACGAAGATTTTCAATATCACGTAAATAACTTTGTTTTTCTTTTTGACAAAAATCACCTGTTTCTAGATCTACCATTATTTGGCGGACCATAGTTTCAGGAAAACAAATAAGAGTATCTCCGTTAACGACTGTAACGCTTTGAGAAATAGCCGGGAAGCTCAGCAGTAGAAAGCTTGCCAAGCTCAGAAATCTTTTTATCGTATTCATCTTTTGCTTTTTTACGTCGTTTTTCCTCTTTATCTAACTCCACTAAAATAGAATCTGCTTCAGCACGTAGTTTAATATTTACCAAAGCTAAAGAATCAGAATGTGCTTCTAAATCTTTTATCCTAGCTTCACTTTCTATTCTTTGATTTTCTAATTGCTTTTTAAAGGCTCTTTTATATGTGTTAGGAATAAAAAACAATTGAAAAAGAACAATTCCCAACAACGTAAAAATTACTGATAACTGAGGGTTATTTTTAATCCAAGTCAACATTGGGAAATATTTTAATATAAATATTATAAAGAAAGCACCTCTTTTAATTGTTTGATCCGTTCTTCAGTAGTTCCCGAAAGAATATGAAAATTCTTCATTCTAAATTTATTGCTATTAATGAGGTTGCGGATACTAAAATCAATCAAATCACGATATTCAAGATCAGTTTCACGAACACCATTATCTTCCATTTTAACTCCAAAAGGGTCAACATAAAAAATATAATCGTATTCTGGGATTAGTCGTTTGGCTAGTATAGCAAAGTCTTCTTTATCTGGGAAGTCCATAGATTTGGAGACCCTAGCAAACGCCATAACATCAATAATAGTACGATCTGTAATAATATTTTCTTGCATTAATTCACTAGCACGTTCAGCTAGAAACACACATTGACCTTTCAATGTTGAGTCTGTGTTTAGAGGAATACCTAATTCCTTTAAGTATTTTGAACGTTCTGTTCTAAATGTATAATCTTTAAATTCAGGTAATTCTTTTAACGCATTGACTAGCGTTGTTTTACCTACTGACATTGTTCCGCAAAAACCTATCTTCATGATTTCCAAAAATACAAAAAGCTTTGTGGATTTCCAAGTTTCACATGAAAATTAAAGCCATGTTGTTGAATATTTTTAATAAACTCAGTTCTAGCTTCATTACTATAACCAAAAACATCTTCATGAAATTCAATAAAAATTTTATCAACTTTAGCCCAAGTTTCAGGACTTATACCATGAATTGCTTCTTTTTCTCCCCCTTCAATATCTATTTTTAGATAATCAATTTTTTCAATGTTGTGTTTTTTAACAATCTCATCTAAAGTAGTGCAACGAAGAATTCTTTTAACTTGCCAGTTGGGCCACATGCTAATTTCCATAAATCCTACTTTATCAGAAATTGCTATGTTCTCTAAAACCCAATTATCACCTGCATTCTTTTCTAAAGCTTTAAAAACATCTGGGTCAGGTTCAATAGCATAAATTTTAGAGGCCCCTTTGGTTTCAGCATATGCGCAATTCATCCCTACATTGGATCCTAAATCTACATAAACATCTCCTGGGTTGATTTGGAAAAATTCGTTATCAAGTTCAGTATGAACTATGTTAGCCCAATACATGCAAGCTTCCCAACCATAGGTTGATTCTACTTCACTTTGAGAAAGACTCATATCCATTTGAGTAAAATCAATTTGGGTATCGTTTAAAGACCAAAATCGAGTTAAATCTCTACTAGGGGTTGAATCATCTAAAACATCTCCTTTGATAATTCTATAACTATCATAGTTAAAATGTTGGGTAGAAATTTCAAATATAGTAGCACCTTCAGTTAAAGCTGTTAACTGGTGGGGTTGGCCTCTTTCTAGATCAACTACATCTCCTTCTTTAAGATAATTTGTATTGACCTCTGTAGTTTCAGTATTAATCCATCTATATTGAAATTCACCTTTAGCAACATACCAAGATTCACTTTTAATCATATGGTAATGCATTGAAAACTTTTTATCTTTATTAAAGACTAATAGTTTCCCACAATATTCAGGTGAATTAGCTATCCAAAGTTCATACCCCCATCCTTTAGGGTAAATATCTCCTTTACGGGGTATGGGTAACGATTTGTATTCCATATTAAAATCTAGTAGTTCCTCTCATTGAAGGATTTTTATACCAAGGTAAACCTTCTCTGTCTTTACGTGCTTGAGTCCATTCTTGTTCTGTAAGTTCTCTACCGTATAAGAAGTAACTTTCTTTTAAAGTACTATCAGATTCTATAGGTTCAATAGCAGGACCATCCCAATTGTGGATTTTCCAACTTTCTTGACCTTGTTCTTTAAATAAATAAATTAAAGATCCTTGCGATCTAATGGTTCGGGTTTCAAAAACTTTTTCTTGTCTCATACAGCATAATGGCTTAAAAATTCCGGATATTCGGTATCGCGAAGATAATAAGAAAGAATGTCTTCGGCAACATATATTGCTTGAGCTCCTGAAACAGTTATGCCTCTAGCTGATAAAGCATCTCCTACAAAGTGAACATTTGGAAACTTAGTTAAAGACAAGTTACGATAGCTTACAAGTGGTTCAGGTGAAAGATATTTTACCTCAGGAATGTACATACCCCAATCATCTTGTAGTGTTGGGAATACTTTTTTCATATCCTCGATAAAGTCCATAATGTAAGTCCAATACTCACCCATTACATTTTCTACTCCACTCAAATTATCAATTTGGAAAGCTGTAACATT